CAGTTGACACTTTCGGGGCAGCTGTAGGCGATTATGCTAGACAAGCTGGCTTAGGTCCATTGTCAGATGTAGCGATGAGTTCGGTATTGAATGGTCAGCCAACAATTAACACTGTTGGCGGTGTTCTTGATTTATTCGGGCTGAACAGCGTTGATGACCTATTAGGTAATAAGAACGTTTGGCAATCTTCTAAGTATGCCGCAGATTTGATTGCATATGCGCCGAAGCATCGCTTCATTTTCAAAGTCAAATTCGTTTTCAATTCCGCTTATGCGAACATCAATCGTGAGTTCATGTATGTTGTCAAGCAGATCGATAAACCGAAGGTTACGTTTGAATATGAAGACGTGAACATGTATAACTACCATACCAAAGTTTTGAAGTCGATTCGTCATGAGCCTTTACAAATGATATTCCACGATGACATTCAAAACAAGGTGCTAGAGTTCTTCAACGCATATCGCACCGCCTATTCTCCAATTTCCACTATGGGCCCAGGCCAAGTAGCAATGTTCGAGAATGCTGGCATGGATTTTTACGAGCCAGGTACCGAAGGTAGAAATAGTGCTTCTATGGGATTGCTAGAAGATGATAACAAAACGGTTTTGAAATACATTGAAGTCATTCAAGTATATGGTCATGGTACACGACAAAACTCTTTCTTCTTCATCAATCCTCGTATCGAGAACTTCGACTTTGACAACCTAGACCATGAGCACTCTGACGGTAATGCGCTGAGCGTAAGTTTCAATTACGATGCGTTGTACATCTCTGGTGGTGTGACGCCTCAAGGAACTCCGGCGCCGGCATGGGGTCAATCTGATATTCTTGGCAATACTGAAAGAGCTGGTGGCAAGACCATCGGTAATGGTATGGGCGAACCAAACTTTTCTAAGTCGCAGTTGCCAGATAGTGTAACAGGCATTTTCCCTCAAGGCTCTGGCTTTCCTAACTTGGCAGGTGGAGCTATCTCTTCTGTTATGTCCATTGCAGATAGTGCTAAGTCAACTTTGTCAAAAGTTATGCCTAGCATCAATCAGGCACAGGCGGGTGTGAAGAACTTATTCAGTGGATTTGGGATTGGATAAATGGCAGCTAAAGGTAGATTCATACCAAAATTCCCAGAGAAGTATGTAGGCAAGTCGGTAGATAACATCATTTTCAGAAGTTCGTGGGAGCGTCGCTTCATGGAGTTCTGTGATAACAATATAAAGATTGTTAGATGGGGAAGTGAAGAGATTAGCATTCCTTATGTCAAACCTACTACAGGCCAAGTTCATAGATACTACCCGGACTTCTTTATCGTGTATGAAAATTCGCAAGGTGATTTTGTCAAAGAGATTATTGAAATCAAGCCTTTGAAAGAACGAGTGTTAACTAAGAAGTCAACCAATTACGATAAGGTGATGATTACAATCAATCACGCCAAATGGGAAGCAGCAGAACAATTCTGTGCCAAGCATAACATTCGTTTCAGAATCCTATCTGAGAACGAACTTTTTAGAACAGCTTAATTGAAGGTACCAAAAATGAACAAAACAAAAATGACAACATCTCCTTTGGAAGATATTTTTGGCATCGAATCTGGTACCACTATATCTACTATTCAAACTCCTAGAGATGAGTTAGTTGTTACACCGACTGCTGAAAACAATGTTCAGTTGATCAATGAAGAAGACAAAGAAATCAATTCGCAATTAGCATCAATCTATGGATACGCCATGGATGCTTTTGAACAACAAACACAGATGGTACAAGAAGTCGATCCGAGATTCGCCGCCCGTAATGCCGAAGTTGCGGCTCAATACTTGAACATCGCTTTGAATTCTATAGGACAGAAAGCCAAGATTCGTCATGACAAACTTAAGCTTGAAACCACTATCACAAATCAAACACCCGGTGCAGTAAATAACAATCTTATTATTACGGCCGACCGGAATGAAATTTTGAAGATGTTAATCGATGCCGATAGCAAAAATAAACACTAAGAGAGCACTAAATGAAAATGCATGAATTGTTTGAAATGGCTGCCGCAAGAGTGTCGGATAAAAACAAGGCATACTATCATGGTACGTCTAAAGAAGCAAGCGCCTTAGGCATTTTTAAATATGGCCTAGATCCAGAATACACCGAAATTAAATATGCTGGCGATAAAAAGAAATCTAATTTTAAGCCTCAAGAAAACCGCGTGTATATAACTCCAGATTTATCTTATGCGATGATTTATGGCATCGGCGGCGATTATGCTGGGACTGATTGTACCAGAGATATTAAGTCAATGGGACAATATGGGTTCGTGTTTGAAATTTCTGGCTCTGATATTCATGACATCGTTCCTGATGAAGATAGCATTGGTGAGTTCATATCAATGTGGCTAGATGATTCGGGATATTACAAAAAGATCGACCCGGATTTCTTTAAGAAAGAGTCCGAATTAAGAGTTATGAACTCTGTTATCGGGTTAGCTGCCAAGCATCTTACGGATTCGCAGTACCGTAAAGTAAAAGATGGTGAAGCGGAGTATTGGGCAAAGGCCGGCAAGAAACTGATTCCATACATGTCGGATGAAATGAAACTTAAAATAATTGATCTTGGCGCGCATGTAGCACATCATGGAAATATCAAACCTATTAAGTGCTATCGTTTTGATAGAGCGGATGTAGTCAATATGAAGAAAGATGGATCTAATTTCTTTGATTATGCTAAAGAATGGAAACCATAAAATTAAAATGTCAGGAAAACAATAATGAAATTGCTACAACTTATTGAAGACCAATTAGTCGTAGAACGATACCTCGGTATGGCTGACGTAGATCGTGAGGACATTGGTCAATATGTTCGTAAGCGTCTAAGCGTTGCATTGAGGGCAAGTTTGGATTCTAAAGTTGATGCTGAGCGTCTGTTGAACATCAACCCACAAAAAATCGCACGTCGAATTTATGAAGATGTGAAGTCTAAGAAGCCTTTCCTTTTAGTGATTCATGGCTACACTAAAGAAGTGTCTGAAGACGAAATCGACTCTGGCAAAGCCAAACGCGTAGAGCATACTTTCTTGATCACGAATGTGTTCAAAATTGCTAAGAAGATCAATTTGGAATTGGCCAATGCTGGTAGTAGTTATGTGTATGTCATTGATGACCTGCACAAGGAGTATGCCTCCGTTTCTAAACATGTTGCTACAGTTTCTTCAATGACTGCGTTGATCAAAGACAGCGTGAAGTATTCGTTGAGCGCTTATCAGTTGTTCTTGAAAGACACTGGTACTATTGTTGATGGTGGTAGTGACATAGAAAATGAGGATGACAAGAAATCTGACAAGAAAAAGTCGTCCAAAAAGAAAGATAAAGACTCGGACGAATCATAAATATATTACCCAATTCGGCAATTATGCCACACAACCTTGAAAGAAAAATAATGCTATCCACTACATCCTTCAAACAATTTATTGTTGAAGACGAAGCGCGAGGCTCAGACATCAACCGTGTAGTTAAGGCTATCGAGAAGAAAATGCCTTCTATGCTTGGCACCAAAATTTACCGGTATGGTGGTGATAATGGAGTTGTTGAACTTAAAGGCAATCAAACTGCCTACTTGTACTTCTTCGGCGGCAACCATGCTTTCCAGATCCGTGTTGCTTCGCATGCTATTGTCGCATTCGATATTTGGAAAACTTATACAACTGCTCGTGGTCCGGAATTCTCGATCGACGTAGAAAACATGAGCCCACTAGCTATCGCCCGCGAACTCAAGAAAATCGCAGCGGTTATTAAGAAACCAGCTGTTGGTAAAATCGAAGTAAGCGGTCTAAAAGAAGCGGTTTCGTTTGATACTGAATCTGAGCTGTTTGAAGCCAAGTCTGTTTCGGCAGAAGAGTTCCTAAAGCTAGCTCAGAAAGATCTTTCTGATAGTGAAATCCAAAATGTCACATTTGACCAAATCGTCAAAATCGCTCGTGACAACAATGTTGCAGTTCCAAACAAAGCCTGGCTTGCAAACCAAAAGGTCGGTAGAGGCCGTTGGACTCTAATCCCAGGTAGTGGTGCCAAAGGCGCCGGAGATGAAGCTCTTAATGGTGACGAAGCTGCAAAGCCTGAATCCGCTAAGAAGAGCGACGATCCGATCCTCTTCATCAAGGTAACGGCACAGGATCCGAACACTAAGAAATTCCTACCTACTGGCGATAACAAAGCCGCACAAGCATTGTACAAACAAATTCAACAAGGTCTAGAAGCTCCTCCTACCAAGGAAGAAATCAAAGACCCGACTACTCTGTACGGTCACTTGAACCAATTGGTGGAGATGGCATGTAAAGGTAC